TTTAACATCTTCTCGACTTCAGGTCGTGGAAACAGGTCCGACGCCTTCGGTTCCCTAAACACAAAAGCACCAGGTGCTCCAATAAAGCGCTCGATGTCGACCGAATAGTTCGGCCTACCTTCAAGTTTTGGGATGTTGTCAAAGATTGAACTCAAAGTTATGCTCCATATAGACCAGTGATTCCGCTGACTCCGAGCTTGATTGTTGCGGTCTCAGTCTGTGTTTCTTCAGGTGTCAAAGACAAACCGGCCTCAGTGACCATGCCGAAATACTTGATGACAGCACCAGCCACGGATCCAGTTCCATCCAAGTCTACATCGATTTCACAGCCGTACCCGAGTTTCGATGCGAAGATTGGTCCAAGTGCACTGTCGACATACAGTTCGATACTCAGTGAGCCAGCCTGTGTCGTAGACAGTGATGCCTCATATACCGCGCACAATGCAGTGGCATTGATCATGTTCTGTGTGATGGTCGATGAGAAGCTCTTAGCGAGACAGACGACAGAGAGTGCTGTCGTGGATGGCAGTGCGATTGTGTCACCAGTCAAAGCAGCAGCTGTGAAAGTGACGGTCAAAGTTACATCTTTGGCGAGTAATGGACGGGACATGTGGATACCTCTATGGACTTATTGTGGCGACATACAACTGGCTGATGCCATTATCGACGCGGCCATCCTGGCTCACGTCTATTGATGAGCTTACGCTCGAACGATTTAAGAAGAATGGCGGCGTGGTGCTTGACACTGTCTGCTTATTTAGAAGCGTGTCGATTCGGTCCACAATGCCCTTGATACGTGCCATCGAGACAGCACCAGACTGCGTGTCCCAGCACCACACCTGATGGCTTGATGTGGTCACTATGCGGCCACCACACATCGATGTCGTGTCAGTCTGGCCAGCGTCAGTGTGACGCACGACGATGTATGGAACCTGTGGCTGCCGAAGACTGATCGGGTCCTTTTCCGGAGCCAAGTACAAATAGATGCCCTGCTGGTACGATGGCGATCTGTTATCGACGGCCAGCAGTCCCTGGAGCGTTGCGTCAGCTGTGAGAGTGTCATAGATCCACTCATCGACTACGAGTGACTCAACCATTGAAGTACTTCCTCACTACGCCAGTAAACACCGCCCATGCCTTCATGCTGGCAGGTATCGCGAACGGTCGGTTCTTCTGAAACTCCAGGATCTTGCCATAAGGCGCCGCGATGCTGATCACATACTCGTATGCATTGACCTTGCCGATGGTGATCGATGTCCGCAGGAATCCTGTACGCACAGCTGGTGCTTGTCCTGGCGCGGATGCTTGATAGACTGTCTTGCCGACCTTATAGCGTCGTCCTGACTTTGCGCCTGTCATGAGCGCGATCATTCCAGTGTACGAAGCGCTCACTGCATTCTGGAGAAATACAGATAGCATGCGAAAGCGCTCCTCCGCGTCGTCAAAGCCTGATAGGTCGACATTGACGGTCACGGTGCTAGGACCTCGATGAGCAGTGGACCGAAGCGGCGCACGGTAGTCGACACAGTGAACGACAATGTCAGACGCACGACAGCTGCTGTTGGATATGCAGCCGGGTTGAGAACCGTCACAATGCCCTGTGAGGAGAGAGACTTCGTGAGCGTGGCGCTTCCTCCACCGAACGAATACGCGACGCCTGTGGAAGCATTCGTGTATGTCGTCGCGAGAGTGCCTGTCGTGATGTCAATCGGAGACCCGTTGTCATCGACCAGGCGCACCACGTACGTGTGCCAGTCTCCGGTCCAGGCCGCGATCTGCGTGACCTGTTCCGGATCTTCGGTTATCTGAAGGATGTTCACACTCATACTGGCCTCACATAAAGTCGAAGTGGTCCAAAGATCTGCGTGTCGGTCGCTCCGGTTGTCCTGGTCACAGTCACAGTGTACGTGCCAGAAGTGTTCGTCACCGTAGTCGTGAGACCGAATGATAACCGACCATTGTCCGCATACGTGGCTGTTCCACTGTAGGTGGCCACGAGTGTTCCCGCTGAGCTGTAGACCTTCGCCGTAACTGTCGCGCCAGTGATATCGATGCCTGTGCCATTCGCGTCAGTGACCTGGACATCGATGCTCGTGGCCGTGCCGACATTCACATCAAGCGGCTGAGCAGCTCCGAGGCCATCAGCCAGGAGTTGATAAGGTCCAATGTGAACGCTGGTCGCAGCTGACACTGGCGTCAACAGCTCCGCGCTGATGTAGTCCGTGCCGTTGTGAAGGAGAGCGCCAGAGAGTTCCGACGCAGCTGCTGTCGAATCGACAATCGCGTGGACATTGGACTGGATATGATTCGATGTCCCGACATCCACTGGCCTATTATCAGCTGTAGTCAAAAGTGTCCTAGCACCGAATGTATTCGCAGTTGTGTGCGAGGTGTACAGCTCATCCCATACAGCTGCGGCTGTCTGCGCTGCCGTCAAGCCACCAGAGGAAAGCGTGACCGTCAGCACCGCGCCGTTCGTACCGCTTGCACCTCTGACCACGATAGTCACATCAGATGCACCAGCGGCAAATGCCGCGTTCGGCACATCCAAACGATACACGCCCGGCACTAGGGAGGAGCTTATCTCTGCAAAGCCACCAGACGACCACGTGCCTGTTGCTGTCTGCGTGACCAGCGTGATAGCCACCGGAGCGCTCTGGTTGCGGACGTAGTATGCCGCTAGCCCGGAGGTAGCAAAGGTGAGCCCTGTAGCACCGAGGTAGAGCTCGATGCTTTGGGATGTGCTTCCGGGAGCGATTGTGATTGCGCTGGCATTGCGCTCTGTTGGAAAGTACTGGCTGTTATCACTTTCAATCTTAGACTCAACAGCACCGACTGTCGGGTTACCAGTCCACGTATTGTTGTAGAAGTCTACTAGTGGTGCGCCAGTGGTTGAACCTGCCCCGATTAACGGTGAACCTGTCGCAGGTGCATACCAAGGTAACGTGCTAAATCCTTGCATCCTACTAGCACCGTAATCAAGGACAGGTGTGGCAGCAATGGTGTTTGTGGTTGGCAAAATATTTGTAAAAGGCGTTGCTGCGATAACAACATTATTAGTCTGAGTAATAGTCATTGTCACACTGCTTGCATTGCACCAAATTCCTCTGTTAGCACCACCAGTGAAAATATTGTTTCGTAAAACGTTTGACGTTCCGGACGCAGTTGCAGGATTAAAATATACGAATGCTGCCTGCCCATTACCTAAATACATTGAGTTATATGAAGATATTCCCGTGTATTGATTTGCTGTGCCGCCAGTTATAAATACACCGACATTTTCGTACAAACATATTGAATCAATAATAGAAATATTTGCATTGTGTGGAGCTGTAGTTTGAGTGCTTACGGTTGCAAATATACAATATGCAGAATAAATAGAACAGCGATTGATTGAAATGTTGTTTTTTCCATCAGGCACAACAAGACATAAACCAGTATTGGTTGAGTCCGTATTGCTTGTAATGACACATCTAAGGACAGATAAATTTCCGCCTGTTATTTTTAGCACACCGCCTGCGCTATTAGATGTGGTTGTGTAACCATTGATGTACAAATCCTGTATGTCAATATAATCAGCCGTAACCGTCATAATTACTGCCGCTGTTGGGTTGGTTGTATCAACTATGTAATTTGTGATTCTGACAGCACCAACGCTTCCAGATGTCCAGTTTCGTGTGAATGTTGGGTCACCGTAAATCTTGACAGTATTACCTGATGTACCACTTGCACCTCCATAGGTGATAGTGCCTCTATACGTGCCGGGTGCAATCCAGACAGTATCACCAGCGGCCAACCCCGGATTCGTACCAGACGCAACACCTAAAGCAAATGCAGGAGTAGCCCAAGGGGTAGTTGTGCTTGTGCCGTTGTTTGAGTTGCTTCCGTATGGAGCGACATAATACGTTGCCATTATTCAGCCGTCCCTGTCACGATTTCCTGCGCCATAATCACCGCAAACTGGTTGCTGTATTGTTGCTGAAATGCAACATCCTGAGTAACCCACCAAGTGAAAATAGATGTTCCATCAGGCCCAAAAGTACCGAGAAGGTTGCCATCATTGTCGGTAATGTCACCAAAGACAATCCAGTCACCGGGGACATTGGGGTTAAGCTCCAGCCTGTAGTTTTGCAGGTTCATTTGCCCACCTTCAAAGCATTGATTCCGGTACCCTTGAACGGCATCGTGAGGAACGCCAGCACAGAACTCACCGCAGCGGAGACACCCGCCGCTACCGCCTTGCTGCCGTACAGTGCCAGCACTGCGCCCAGCTCGCCGAGGTCGTGTGCTTCGCTTGTGCGGATGCCATCACCGAAAACAGAAGTGAAAGCAGCTACGAAAGCCACGATCACAACTACCACTAAACGTTTGATGCTGATGCTATTCATCGGTTTATGACTGCCTCCAACGCGCTGACCTTGTTTTCAAGTTTACCGAGTCGCTGCTCGATGCGGCGCACTTCCTGCTGTTGTGTATCGAGCGTCGAGATGATGTGTGCCACCTGAGTCTCCAGGCGCGTCAACCTGACTTGCAATGCCACCCAAGCGGCACCGATTGACATCGTCGTGATAAACGCCTGTATACCGATTTGGACCCACATCTCAGGACTCATACATACACCCCATCAATAACTTCACTCATATCATGGTGCGATGGAGTCGATGCGTACCACCACGCAGTGGATACACTTAACCGTTTGTCCTGGCGCGAAGTCCGATGGTTTGACTAACTGCGTTCGTGTGACCGTAGTCTGATCCGATGACCTCGTAATATGGCGCGAGGTTCTGAGGATTCCCGCTGGTGTATATCCTGTCATCTGCACGGACTTCCACGTCTGGTGAGCATGTGAGCGTCCATGTGCCGGACTGCTCGATCATGCCACCGACCACGCCTTCGGTGTCGCCCGTGTTGCTTATGGTGCCACGGATCTCAGCGACCTGTATCCAGTGTTGAGACACGCCACCGATGCCGTCCGCTTGATTGACGGTCCGCCAGATCGCGACACGGTCAGCGTACGAATACGCCTGGATCGCGTTCTTCAACGCTGTGCTGTACCCTGCTGGAATCATACGAACACCATCGGGCTGAAGCGCTTCGCCTGGTCGAGACAATGCTCGCGGAGAACGGCCATTTTAGCGTCGACCTGACCATCCTTAACGTCGATGAGGTGCGTGATGCTGGACGCTTTGCGAATCCAGCCCTGTCGCGCAGCTGTACGAATGTCATAGCGCTCGACGTTTGCGGGACCGATGTCCTGCCATAGAAGGTCGCCTGATCCGTCATTGATGCTGTAGCCGGTTGTCCTAGTGTACTGAGGGAACTGCGGTTCCGTGGCGCTCGATGTCCCTGCGATGACGCATTGGTAGAGTCGACCATTCGCGACAGTCGGGATGATGATGTCACCAACCACGAATGCTGTGGACGCAGACCAGACAGCCCACCGAGCGTGATCGTCCACGAGCTGCTGTAGCGCGGTGCTGTCCAGGAACGGATATTGATCGCTGGCAACCATCCAAGCGAGACGGTCCAGTGCTTGAGTTCGAGTGAGTGGCATGAGCGATTCCTATGAAAAACAAAAAGGGAACGGGATAACCCGCTCCCCTTGACTGCAAAGTCAGACAGCCTACGAAGCGGCAGCCTGGAGAACGATGATGGAACCAGGGACCTGATCGGCCACTGTTGCGGTGACGTTTCCGACATCAAAGCAGTTGAACGCATAGCGCTCGGTTGCCTTGAAGGTAAGCGCGTCCTCGACGAACTTTACCTGATCAGAAACTTCGACCGTGACTCCACGACGATCGCCGAAGGCGACACCCTTGGAGAGATCCGCAAGGATAGCGACATCTTTGCTGACACCAGTGGTTGACGGCATGTTCTGAACGAAGCTGATCGGGATACCGAACAAGGTTGGTTCAGGACCATATGCATTTTGCAGGTCCATGATAGAGTTGCCACCCAAAGCGATAAGCTTATCGGCGACACCGTTGTAGAACACCTGCTTGTGCATATACCAGCGTGGCTGATTTGCATATGGCTGAATCTTTGCGACCATGCTCTGGAAGTTCGCCAGGGTAAAGCTGGAGAGTGCAGTCTGTGATCCGGTTGGACCAACAACCATCGAGGCGATGTTTGCGAAGGTTCCAGACAATGCCTTGATGCGCGGCATGATTCCAGTGATAGATCCATAGGTCGAGGTGCCATCGCCCTGGAATGCAGCTGCATCCTCAGCGAGTGCGAGACCATAAGCAAAGTCCTGAGCCAACATCGCACCAAAGTCGATGACAGTGTCCTCGTTCAGCTCTTTGGAGACGATGGTCAAGATTGCGAGTTTCTTTGCCAACAGCTGTACTTGGCTGAATGTCACATCGGACGCAGTAATGGCCGTTGCTTCACCAGGGTAATACGTGGTTGTAGAAGTGGACGCGTTTGGCACGTTGAGCGTGTCAGATGTCATCGGGTAGATGCGGCTGTAGCGACGTGCAATACCATACTCGTTGCGGAGCCAGATCAGACTGGACGACACGATTTCAGGGACGGTGTATCCACCGACGTTGTCTGTGCCTTCGACCTGTGACTTGACGCCATGCTCGTTGCACCACTTAGCCGCGGAAGCATTGCCGAGGACTGTACCGCGAACCCACTGTCCAAATGCATAGGCCTTGAAGTTTGCTTCATCACGGGTTCCAGGGAATGGATTCCGAGTGCATCCGCCAGACTTCCATGGCTCATGCTTTGGCGCTTCGGATGCGACAGGAGCAGGAACGGAGCCGAACTCCTTGAGCATGTCGATGCGCTCAGAGAGAGACTTTGCAGCTGTGTGAAGGCGATTGGCTTCGGCCATGTCGCCGCCGTTGATGAGGACTTCTTTTGCGGCAGCGATAGTAGACTGGCGCTGTCCTTCAAGTTGTTCGATTGTCATTGACTTAACTCCAAGATCATGAGCTCACGGAGGAGTGCGGACTTCGCATCCTCGATGTCGCTCGAGTATTCGACGATGGTGACATCTTCGCTCGACGCTTCGTCTCGAAGCTCGTTCCAGATGGTTTTTGCGAATCTTGTCGACTCGCTACGTGAGAGACACACTGCATCCCGCAGACGTCGCTCCACTTCTCGGATGGATGTCGGTCGCTCGTGCTTCGACTTCATCGATTGCACTTCCGCTGCCGGATCCTTTAGGTTTGCTGTGAGCTCTTTGGCCTTCGATGCAAATGCATCGATGATGGCATCGATGTGTTCGCGACCTAGGCCGGCATCGAGTGCTGCCATCATGCCAGCACA